TGTCATTGCTTCGTTGACAAATGGAAAGCAATAAAAGTCACATTCTTGTGTCGCGTTAAAGTCCGAAACATGGCACGTCCATGAATCAATCGGTTTGAATCTTGTTTCTTGTGTCTTGATTTCAACCGTGTAACCTTCAATCATTAAATCGAAGTCATGGTGTTGACAATGTTCGACGTTACGTCCTTTGTTCTGGTAGTAATCGAAGACCACGATTTCACCAAGCGCACCGATTAGATTTCCTTCGCCTTTACGAATTGAATTGTTCAGCGCTTTGAACTTGTAAAGCATTTCAGCGCGCTTGATTTGTTGTTGTGTTATTTCAATTTCAATCATTCCTGAACGTATTTGTCGAACCATTCAACGAACGAATCGAAATCACGCGCAATCAAGTACACACCACCAGCGCGTTCGATTGATTCTTGGTAGCGCTTTTGTGCGTCGCTTTGACGGTCTTTCCCCACCTTCACTTCAATCTTGACTGAACGTCCACGAATAGTCGCTGAAATGTCAGCAGAACCAGCCGTGGTTGTTCCCTTCGTCCATGTCACACCGATGACTTTCCCGTCGGTTCGTTTGTTTTCCCTTGCGACACCCATGGTGTTGATTCGTTCCGCTTGGTAGCCGTTGAACTGGATGAACGATGTGATTGCTTTCGTCAATCCGTTTGCGGTCTTGTCGTCCCATTTCTTTTTGACGAAGTAAGCTTCAGGAAATGAAGGATGTCTTTCGATGTCATTCGCCAGCTTCAAAGCGTCAAGACGTTCTTTGTTTTGTTTGTTCATTAAAAAAGTTTTTGTTGTGCCATGTGATTATTCAATCGTTCCATTGCCTTGTCGAAGTATTCCTTGTCAAGTTCACACGCTGTTAAACTGAATCCGTAATCATGACACGCGATTGCGATTGAACCTGAACCCAAGTGTGTGTCAAGTATCTTGTCACCTTGCTTTGCGTATTTGTCCAGAATCCATTTGTAAAGTTTAATTGGTTTCGTTGTTGGGTGAAATTTTTCACCTTCCATTCCTATAAATCCACTATAAGGAATAACGGCTTTTTTTAACGATTGATTGAATGAAGTCCAAATTAACTCCCCATCCGAAAACGAACACCCTTCCGCCACGCATTTGTCCCAAAAAACCCAACCCATTGAAATTGGTAAATTATCAGTCATATAATTAGCTCCACAAATTATTTGATTTTTTGAAACGCGAAACAATTCATCAAAGTATTGTTTTGTTGGTGTTTCATTGTCCCATTTTTTTATAGTTCGTTTTTTTGATTTTGTATCTTTTTTTCTACCAGCATTCATATTAACAGAAATTCCATACGGCGGGTCAACAATCGCAAGGTCGAAGTAATTGTCAGGAAATCTTGACATCAACAACATGTTGTCTTCGTTTGTTATTGTAATCATGGCAATCCTTTTATTTCAATCCACAATGTCCCGGCAATTCCGATGACAAGACAACCAACCGCACCCCACCAACCGAATAAATAAATCGCAATCGTCCAGATGACAATCGTTAAGATAAGCGCTAAAATAAGTAAGTAATTCATAAGCTATAAAATTAAAATGGACAATCGTTTTTCGGTGTAATGTCGTTCGCTGGTGAACCTTCGGTCAAGATAAAATAACGACCTGAATGGTTGTGTCCTTCGGTGTATTTGTACCCCTTGTGATTCGCGTATTCCTTCACCCATTTCTTGAATTTTTGCGTTGACAAGTCCCTGAATGAATTCGTTTCATTTTGGAATTCCTGAAGCTTCGCTTGATTGTAGTGATAAATGTCAAGTTCAAGATTCCCTTCACGAACGAATTCAAAGAAGTCCTTGCAAGTCGATTGAATGAAGCGCTTCGTGTCGGCGTTGATTGATGTCGTTGCGGTCAATCCTTCGTTCAGGTATTTTTGAACGTTCGCAATCATGTAGTTGTCAAATTTTGACCAGTCATCTTGTGACCACGAATCAAACAACAAACGACCGTATTCTTTCAAAGGTGAATGTTGCGCGTTGAAATACTGATAAAATTCAAGTTCGTGTCTTCGTCGGTCGTGACTTGATCCAGCGCCAGCGATGACATAGTTTGTTGTGATGACAATCTTCGGTGAACGTTCGAAAGGTATATAAATTTCGTCCTTGTTTTTTCGGTTGACCGTTATTCCTTGTGACACCACGCTGAAAAGTTGCTCAAAGTCGAAGTTCTTTTTCACGTCGTCGAACGCGAGAATTTGCGTGTCAAGGTTCACACGTTGATAAACGAAGTCGTTCTTCAATGAATTGAATTGCTTGCCGTCCACGGTGACCAAATTCCTAAAATAATTAATTGCCGTCAACATTAAGGATTTTCCTGAACCACCATTCGCATTGTCGTCGATTTCTTGGTCGTTAAAAATAATCGCCTTTTGTTCGGTCTTGTCCTTATAAGTGTGCATCAAATAACCCAATGTCGTTTCAAGCGCTTCACTTCGCGTCTGGTCTTGATTCGATACCTTGAAAATGAAATCTTGGAAATCATTCTTGTGGTCGTCGACTTGAACGAAGTCCCGGTTCAAGATTTGATTTTCCCAAATGTAGCCGTTCACGTCAATGTAACTTTTCAACGTCACGTCCTTCTTCGTGATTGTCACCACGCCGTTCTTGAATGGAATGAACGATTCGGTCTTGTTGTCCTGAAGCATTTTGACATCGATTGAATCAATCATGTTCAGGAAATTTTCACTAAATAGATACGTCGAACGTGAGCAATAATTCCAAACACTTATTTCACCGCGCTTTTCAAGGTATTTCAAAACGAAGTCCTTGATTTGTTCAACCGATGACAAACGAACCTTGTTTTCATTCACCACCACAAAGGTCGGTGAAAGCGCTCGTTCTGGATAGTATTTCCCAAATCCGTGCTTTGATAAAAAAGCGCTGTAATTATTCGGTTCGATTGAAATCTTTTCACCAGTTTTTAATTGTGTGATTGTCCAGAAAACGTCTTGATTGTTTTCAACGTCGGATTTGATTTCCTCGATTTGTTCTTCATCCAGTCCAAGCGCTTCGGTGATGTCCTTGGTCGCGATCCCTTGACGGATTTTTATTTTTGCCTTCGTCAGCTTTTCGTTGTCTTCAAAATACTTTGTACGGAAATCCGCCGTACGGTAAGCGCTTTTGATTGTGTTCGCCAGTTCCGCTTTCGTGAAATCACTTGACACAAATTGTTCCAAGTGATATTCGGCAACGTCACGCGCGATTCCGTATTCACATAAACAAGCGGAAAGCTTGAAAATGTAATTGTTCCGATTCCCTGAATTGAATTCACCACCGAAATCGAACTTCATGATTCGTTCAATTATTTTTGATTCGTCCACTAATCGACACACTGGTGGACGTTCAAGGAAAACATGTCCACGTTCTTCGTCAATGGTTGTGAATTCGTCACAAAATTCGTTCATGTAAGCGTCAGGATCATAAGATTCGAAACACACCCTTGAAACGTTTTGACTGGACGTGTCGAAGTAATCGGAATTCAATTCAAGTTCCAGCGCTTTGAAGCGTCGCTTGTGTTCTTCTTTGGTTGACTTTGGAATCTTGACAACAACCTTCAGTCCTTTATTCGAAGGTGAAGTGAAGACCATGAAGACAAACGGAAGTAATTTGAAGCGTTTTTTGTCCGCGTTCATTGTTGCTTCGTCTGGATAGTCGTCGAAATCAAGAATACAAAGACCTGAATGTTCAACAAGTCCGTTGTCGGTTCGTTGGTTAAATGTTCCATTGAACATTATTGCAAGCAATGAATTCTTCAATGACCGATAAGCTTCGGTCGATTCGTCCATTTCACGAAGTCGGTTGATTTTCGAAACGAGTTCAGGATAGCCATTTTTGATTCGATTGTAAACTTCGACCACGTTCATTGTGAACGGTGTTTCTTTTGCGTTAAACAGCGACCTGAAGACCGAAATGTTTGGAATCATGATAATATCAATAAAAAAAGGAACTGACCTTTCAACGATGGCGCACGTTTACTCGGTCAAT